GGCTCGCGCGGGCTCGCGCCGAAGATCCCCTCGTTGATCAGAATGCCAGCCACGGACCGCGGGCTCGGCGACGGCAGGCCCACCATCACATGGTGGTCACGGTAGAGCTGTCCGAAGGCAACGCCCGCCTGATACTGCGTCTGGCTGATGAGCTCACGAAACGCGAGGCGCCCAAGAGCTGTTCCTAGCCGCTCGTCCTTCGCCTGCTTGGCCGAGACACCGAAGAGCCGGCGGCGGGCGTCGATGGCCACGCTCATCGCGTCCTTCTCGAGTTCGTGGCGAGTGCGTTTGCCACAGGGATAGCGCTTGCCAGGCTTCCGCTTGCGTCCAGGTGCCATGGTTCACTGTCCTTCCGTGTTGGAGTTCTGGGTCAGCTCACGCAGCAGCGCAGCATAGCCGCAGACATCGACTGCCGTGTCTTCGTGGGTGGGGTCGTGGGCAAGGCGCGCCAGCTTCAGTTCGAGCAGGCAGATGACCACCTGTGCCGCGGTGATCTCCTTGCCAAGCGTGGACGACCACCGCTGAGCAATGGCCGCCATGTTGTCGCCGGCATCGCCGTACTGGGTGCTGCGCTCGGCGATGACGTTCGCTACATGCTTGAGGAACTTCTGGGCAGGGCTGCTCATGCGACACCGCCATTCGTGTCGAGAGCCCAGAGCAGGATGGCGATGGCATCCGCCTCATTGTCGTCAGCCGGATCGAAGCCACGCTCACGGACGGCAGCGATCATCGTCGCCTTGTCGGCGTTGCCCTTGCCCGTGGCGAAACGCTTTATGGTTCCGACGGGCACTCCCTGGTAGGCGACGCCCTTCGCCTCGCACCAGCTAGTCAGGGCTGCCAGGAAGCCACCGTAGGTGTGTGCGGCATCGGTGCCAATGTGGCGGCGCACTTCCTCGAAGTAAACGGCATCGATGCCGCCGGTAACGTCCAAGGTCTGGTCCAGCCACTTGCCGAAGCGCAGGTAGCGCATGCCACCACCCTCGTAGCGGCTGGGGCGGAACTCGGCGGTGCCGTGCAGGATCCGGCAGCGCGCGGTGCGGACGGCCCACCCGGTGGTGCTGCCGAGGTCGAGGGCGAGGATGGATGAGGTCGAGGGGCTCAAGCCTGCAGCGGGCAGAGTCTGGGCATTCGAAGCCATGATGGTCTCCGTCATGAAGTGGTTGGGGTGATGTTCAGTCAAGAGGTGCTGGCGGGCCGACTGGATGGCAGCTCAAGTCAGCAGGCCTGGGTCACCTCATGGCGGAGCCCGAGGCCTGCCAACGTATGGGAGGACGGGCCAACTCATCATGTTGGCCCTCCCATACGTAGTATGGGAGCTTTGACACCTAACTGTTCGTTTCAGTCTAAGTCTCTGATTTTGATGGCCAAATATGAGTGTGGCATGAGTGCGATATGAGTGAACGGCCTCACTCATATTTGGAGCGTAAGTCCTTGATTTTACTGAATTCATGACTAGCGCACTCATATGAGTTCACGCCTCACTCATATGAGTGAGCTCATCATCGGCCCCCTCCGGGTAGACCCAGACCTCGGGGTTTTCGACATCGAAAAAGGCACCCGACTGGGGGCACTTGTAGTGGCTCGGAAGCACCTTCCGAGTGGTCGTGATGACCTCCCCGGTGGTGGCGTCGGCGGCCTCTTCCGGCGGTCCGAAGGTCATCCCCTCGACGCACAGATAACCGGAATGGGAGCGGGTGACGGGGAAGCCGAAGCCGGTGGCATCCCGCAGGAACTTGATGAAGCCCTTGGTCCCCAGGACGCTGAGGCGGTCCCGGATCGTGTGCTTGCTGCCGAGCCCGCCTTGGTTCTCGAAGGCCTCGGCGAACTGCATGGTGGTGTAGAGGCGCTCTCCAGCAGCCTCGTCGAGAAGCATGCCGAGTATGACATCGTGTTTGCGGAGACGCTCGGCATCGAGCTTCGCACCCGCCTCCTTGCGGACCAGGCGCTCGTTCAGCGGATTGATCTCCACCCACCGGCCGTCCTCCTTGTCGATCAGCTTCGCCGGCAGCGCCTTGCCGTTGCGGAGCTCGATCTCCAGCTTCCGCATTGTGCTCTCCTCATCAGGCCGGTGCATGATGAGGCCTGTGGTGTAGAACCCACGCAGAGCGCTCGCCCCTGACAGCGCCTGGAAGGGATCCTCGGCCACGGCCTTACGATTCATCTTCTTGGTGTGGTGCGCGAGAATGACACCGCAGTCCGGAGCCACGGCCTCGCGGAGGCGTTCCACACGCTCGGTCAGGAAGAACATCATGGCGGAGTTGTCGTTCTCGCCGCCACCGTCGTCGCCTCCGTCGAACAGGTTGCGGATCGGGTCGAGACAGATGATGTCCGGTGGGGCCGCAGGGAAACGGGTCCGGACGGCATCAGCCACAAGGGCGAGGCCCTTGTCATCGAGGATCATGCGCAGCTTCGGGGTGGCGAACAGGTTGTCGCGCGCGCCGGCAATTACCGCTGCGTCGAGGCGGATCTGCTGCATACGCTCCCGGAGATAGTGGTACTGGATCTCCGCCTGCAGATAGAAGATGCGGAGCGGCCGTGCCGGCGCAAAGCCGAGGAAGGGCACGCCAGCCGCCATGTGAGCGAGCAGACTGACGAGGAAATCGCTCTTTCCGACCTTCGGCGCCCCGCCGAGAACAAGTAGCCCACCCGGCGTCAGCACCCGCGGTGCAATGATGTCGTCCGGCATGGGAGAACGATCGTCGAGAAGCTCGCCGAGCGAGAACACCGGAAGCGGATGTCCTCCCTGCTCAGCGTCCGCCTCATGACGCAGCAGTGCCGGGCCATTCTTCTTCACGTGCAGCGCCCAGATGCGCTCGGATTCCTGTTTGAGCCGTTCCTCCGGCCAGGAGGGCCTCAGCATCGCTGCCTTGTACTGGCAGATGGCCTCCCAGCCGTTGTTGGCCGTCATCCTGCCCTCGTGGACAAGCCGGATGTAGTGGCCAATGGCAGCGCTGGCGCCTTCGAACCGTGTCCACTGGTCGGCGCCACCCTCATGCACAGGGGTGGTGAGGATAGCCTCGAGTGAAGGCTTCATGTTCCCATCGTGCGGCGGTTCCGCGCCCATGCCGGGAATGGCGGGCATGGCCGCCACACGCTCAGCGAAGTCACCAAGGTCAACTTCGACAACATTGTGCTCACGGATCTGCACAAGTCGCTGGAAGCCACCCTTGTGGTAGACGGAGCCCGCAACGCGGATCGGCTGATGAGCCGAGCGGAAGTGCGTGTCACCACCGACCTTCATGGCAATGTCACCACGCAGCCGGCACAGGGTATTGAGATCTTCGCCAGACGCGGCTTCCGTCAACTTCCACCAGACATGCAGCTTCACGGCACCTTCGGGCGTGCGGCCGCCGCTCTCCACCACGAGGGTAGACGTACCGAGGTGCCTGACCAGGTGGCCAAGCTTGGCGAGGATGTCGCCGGCATCGAGGTCCACCACGATCGCCTGCATCTGCACGACTTCATGGGCGCGCGCCTGCCCCTGGGCAGCTACGGTGCCGGGGATGACATAGAGGGCCGCACCCTCGCGCCACGCCCAGGTGGAGAAGGTTTTGAGCTTGTCGAAGGCCGACTGGTCGGACTCGATCCAGATGTTGTTGGGCTTCCCGTCCCTGCCCTGCCCCTTGTCAACGAAGCCGCGGACCGGGATCAGCCCCTCGCAGTAGCCAAACACCACGTCGAGAAAGACGCCCAGCTGTGCAGCATCGGGTTCCACGCCGAACGGGTCCTCCTGCAGCGGCGCGTCATTGAAGTCGCGCCAGGGATTTAAGTGGATCACCTCGCCCGACGGCTTGTCATCGTTCTCGTCCGTCATTGCGCCAGGCTCCAGCAGCGGTCGGCCCAGGCGCACATGCGGCATTCGAAGTGGTCGCGTTCCCGCGCCAGCCGCGGAAGGAGCTCGCCGGCATCGGTGGCGCGAAGCACCCGCACCGCCCGGTCGCTCATGCGCTGGGCGAGTTCGGCATTGAACGGCACCAGTTCGTGGTGGAGCTCCGCGGTGTCCTTGTTAATGGCGGTGAACAGCGCCGGGTTGGAGGCCAGCCCCGGCACTGCCGCATCCATGTAGGCCTGGTAGAGCGCGATCTGGGCCGCATAGATTGGCTTGGCGGCGGCAACGCCGTTCTTCACAGTCTCGCGCCAGTTCTTCGCGTTCATGGTCTTGCATTCCCAGAGGGCGGGAACGCCCAGCTTCAGCTGCTCCGGCGCGGCCGCGACGATACCGTCGACATGGCCGCGGATGCGCCCACCCGCCACGGAGAAGCCGAACTGCTGCCCATCCGGATCATTGCCCTTGCGTGTATAGAGGTCGATACCGGCGGCGCGTAGCCAGCGGATGGCAAGGTCCTCGAGCGCATGGCCGATGGCGAAGATGCGCAGCGTGCGACCGGGGAAGTCGGCGCCCTCGTCCTTCGGCGCGCCTGCAAACTCGAACTGCAAGGCGCGCTCGCAGGCGTGCCCCACCCGTGAGCCACCAAGGTACTCGCGCCTCGGCCGATTGGCGTTCTCTTCAACCAGCGCAGCATCGAGATGGGTGTTGAGCGCTTCGGCGAAGCTGGATTTATGGTTGAAGTCGAGGGTCAAAACGGCACCTCCGGGGAATTGTAGTTGCTCTTGGCGATGTCGCGCATCGCCTCCTGGAAGCCGCCCACGGCAACCTCGATCAGTGTGAACACCTGCTGCTCCGAAAGACTGTCGAGCCGGACGTGCCAGCCGATTTCTTCCATCGTCTCGGCCACGAGTTTCATGGCCTTGCGGATGGCGGATTTCTCCTCCTCGGTGAGATCAACCATGGCAAAGGACCTCCGGGCGCGTTCCCAGAAGAAGGTCTGGCAAGCCATGGAACAGAACCATGCTGGGGGCCGCCGCGGCTTGCTCATGCGCTGCGGCTCCTGCCAGCCGAAGCCATGCGTCGGGCTCCCGCACACTGCGCACAGTTCGAAGCGTGGTTGCCAGCGCACGAAGCGCTCGCGCGCCGTGGCGGGTGTTGCGTGTGACATGAGAGGGCTCCATCACGCTGCCTCCGCCATGGCCGCTTCTGCGGCATCCATGATAAGTTCCTGGATGCGGGTCTTATTGAACTTGAAGGTGAGAAGTGCTGACGCCCGGTAGCGTGTCAGGCCGTAATCCAGCCGGAACTTCTCCGGCAGCCAGGCGAGCTGCTTTTCGGTCGGCGGCTGGTTGAGCCAGCCCCTCGTCTTATGGGCACTTTCATTGGTCTCATTGGCGTTGAGCCAATCATCCGCGGCGGCGAGACAGACGAGCTCCTCACCCATGGCGAGAAGACGGCAACGCTTGTGCTGGGCGCCGCCCACGCCATACCAGCGGCCATTGTGGGCGAAAATCCCAGCCCAGGCGTTGAAGCCGTTGGCGACGAGCGAGGCGCCATCGCCGAACAGGTCGACCCATTCGAAGCTGGAGCGCGCCAGGAGATCGATCTCCGTCATGTCGAAGCCCGACAGCAGGGCGCGCTGCTGCTCCGGACCGTCACCCTCCTCGTTCCGCACATCGACGATCAGCGTTTCGCCACAGATCGGGCATTCGGTGCAGGACAGCGGAATGACGGCAGAGCAGCTGTGACAGGTCTGAGTCGAATCCTCCGTCGAGTCGCACCCCTTCAGGTTCACATCCTGCTCGAGCGAGCCATGGATGAGGCTGGAGGTGCCGAAGTCGAGAATGATGCAATCCGTCTTGACGACGCCGGGGTGTTCCTCCGGGTTGACGGTGCGCAGGCCACGGCCCACCATCTGAATCATGGTGGACTTGTAGGAAGAGGGCCTGAGCAGCACGACGCAGGACGTGGGCGGGTGGTCCCAGCCTTCCGTCAGCACGGCAACATTGGTGATGACCTGAATACTGCCCTTGGCATAGGCTCCAAGCGTTGCCTTGCGCTCGGCATCGCTCATCTCACCGTGAACCGTGGCAGCCGCGATGCCGTGGGCGCGGAACGCCGCGGCAACATTCTGCGCATGCTCGACGGTCGAGCAGAACACCACCGTCTGCCGCTCGCCCGCCTTATCCTTCCAGTGGCTGATGACCTGGTCCGTCACCGGCGACTTGTCCATGATCTCGGCAACGGCATTCATGTCGAAGTCGGAGGCGACGCGACGCACCTTCTTCAGCGCCTCCTGGACGCCCACGTTGATGACGAAGGTGCGTGGCTTCACCAGGTGGCCGGAGGCGATGAGTTCCGCGATGCGTATCTGATCAGCGACATTGTCGAACACATCCCGCAAGCCTTGGCGGTCGCCACGGTTGGGTGTCGCGGTGACGCCGAATACCTTGGCAGACGGATTGAGCTGCAGGGTGCGGTCGATAATGCGGCGGTAGCTGTCAGCCACCGCATGGTGCGCCTCATCGATCACGAGGAGGTCGAGCGTCGGCATGCCGTCGAGGTTGGCCGGCCGCGACAAGGTCGGGACCATGGCGAAGGTTGCCTGGCCCTCCCACGATTTCTCATGGGCATCGACCACGGAGGTGGTGATGGCCGGGTTGACGCGCCCGAACTTGGCGCGGTTCTGCTCGGTCAGCTCGTCGCGGTGAGCGATGATACAGACCCTTGCCGCGGTCTTCCGGATGATGTCGCCTGCAACGGCGGAGAGCAAAATCGACTTGCCACATCCGGTTGGGCCGATGCCAAGCGTGTTGCCGTAGGTGTCAAGCGAAGCAAGGCTGCGCTCGACGAAGAGTTTCTGGCGGGGGCGAAGCAACATGATGACGGCCTCACTTTGCCCATGTGGGACGCACACCGCCGGACTGCACCGGAGCCGGCGCAGACTGGGGCTGGTGATAGGCAGGCTGCTGCGCTTGCGGCGCGGCGGGCGCATAGCCCTGCTGCGCGGGCGCGGCGTAACCTTCCTGCGGCTGGGGTGCTGCGGGTGCATAAGCATGCTGCTGGGTCGGGGCGGCATAGACAGGCTGTGCAGGCGAATAGCCCACGGGCGCCATCATGCCGCCCATGATGGCGGCATATTCCTTGTGGTCGTGCGTCAGGGCCTGGCGGATGTCATTCTTGTCCTGGCCATTGCTGTCGGTGCCGACATCGATGCGGGCGACGAACTCGATTCCATCGATGTCGGCGAAGCTGGAGATGCGCCGGGCATTCTGTGCCTCGGGCGAGTTGTCCTTGTCGGACAGCCCGCGCGATGAGTTGAGCATGCCGCGCATGAAGCCCCGGCCCATGTTGCCCCAGTCGGGACCCTTGGGGCTGTAGAGCCCGATCATCGACCATATCTTGCGCTTGGCGTACTGGCCCTCGAGCACCGTGTACTCGACGTCGAGATAGACCGCACCGCTGGCGCCGCGTTTGGCATAGCCGCCGGTCCAGCCTTGTGCCGGGTCGCTGAAGCCGCCGGGGCGGATGGTGAGGCGCACCCTGGCGATGGTGCCCTTCGGAATCAGGTTGGCATTCTGCCGGGCGTCATTGAAATCAGTCCACGCGTTTGTCATGGTTCATGCCTCCTTGGGCGTCACTTGATTGTTCAGGGGGACGGCAACCGGAGAGGCGGTGCGACCAAACTCCATCCTCTCGGTTGCCGGTTTTGCGGGGGCGCCGATCTTGTCGAACAGGCGGCCGAGATGGGGCTCCTCGATCATGTCGAGTCGGCCCGATCTGTCCTTGGCGGGATAGCCATGGGGATTGAACGTGTGGCAGACGAAGGCGCGGTAGGACTTGCCTTCCTCGTCCTTGATCTCGGTGAGGGTCAGGACCTCATCGACGATCCCGGGCAGTTCGAGCCCGGTCTTCGTGCCCTCGATCTGCGGCACGTAGATCTTGCGGTTGAAGTCATCGAACTTCTCGTCGAGCACGCCGACGAAGACGATGTTCTTGGCGCGGGTGTGCTGGAGATGGACGAGCCAGGCGATCATCTCGCGGCCGTGCAGGCCGTATGTGCCGCGCAAGTCGGGCTTGCCGGTCTTGTCGGAGACGGCCTCGGGCTGTCCGCCGCACCACTGGAAGCAGAGGCGGCCCGCGACGGTGATCGAGTCGATGAACACCGTCTCGTAGCGCTCGAGCACTGAGGGATCGCCGAACTTCTGGCAAACCGCGTCGTAATGCGCCTGGCTGTAAGGCTGGTCGTCACGCAAAGCCGGGTTCGGCCCGCCGATGAAGGCGGCAAAGTCACGGCATTCCTGCCATGTGCGCGGCCGGATGGTATCGACCGCAAGGTCGCCGATCGCGAGGTCGCCCGCCTCGAGATCCAGGAACAACGTCGTGCTGTTCATGAGCGTCCTGAGCAGCCAGGTCTTGCCCGAGCCCGGCTTGCCGAAGATGGCGGCCTTGACGCCACGATGCTCGGCAAGGCGCTCCTCGGCCGTGATGATGGGGAGGCCTCTCATCATGAGCGCACCTCCGATTCCGGCGTGTCGTCA